CGGTCGGACCCGCGAACTTGTCAAGAAAATGAAGCCAGAAGGCCACACCTTCGCGCTTGAACAGCACGGCCCAGAACAACTGATAGCCGAGGCCGAGGCCGTAAGGATTGTTGCCGACGACGCCATGGCGGTGAACGATGAACTTGCGGTCGGGCAGCTCAATGCCGTCCCGCATGTTCGCCCAGGTCAATAAGCGCGGTTTCCAATCCTGCCCGAACGCAAAGCGGCGCTGATCATGGGTAATGATCTGTTCCGGCACAATCCGGTTGCCGTCGCGCTTCCAGACCACTTCCGAAACCGCAAAACCTTTCAGGATCGCACCGCCCGACAGATCCTCGCACATGCGGTCGAATGGCAGATTGCGCAAAGTCTCGCGCACGAAATTTGCAGCCTCCACATCAAGCGGCTTGTCCGATGCGGCTTCCACTTCCCATTCGCGGGCGACGAGCTGCTTGTTGCGCTTGGTCAAACAGGCCGATGCCCGCGTGTCGCGCTTGATCTCATCATAGATTTTGAGGCCATCGCCGCCGCCGCGCTGGATCAGCGTATCGTCGGCATGCTGAAGCGCGCCGCTATAGAACGGAATGGTGATGTCGTTTCTGGCATCCGCAATTAGCGTCCGCGCCTCGGCGGGCAGGTTTTTGCGTTCTGTCGCCGTCAGGCTCTTGTCTGCAAAGGATGCCGACTTCCGGTTCTTCTTGCCACGGCTCATAGGCGATATCCCTCAAGTCCAGTATTGCCGCTGCCAGCGGCGGTCATCATTCCGCTTCCGCCCGTGCTGGCGCGATTGCCGCCTGCATAGAGCAGCGCGTTCTGCCAGAGCATGATCGGCATCGGGCCATTGCTGGAGCTGGTCGATCAGCGTCTGTTGCGTGGCGTTGAGCCGGATCAGACCGGCAGCGGTCGGCGGCTGAAGTCGCTCAATGCGCAAATCCTTGTCCGCGTTAGGAATAATCGGCACGGCGGATATGCCGACACCCTGCTGTGCAGCGGTCGTCATTAGCGTTGTGCGCAGGAATTCCTGAAACTGCACCGATTCCACGAACCACAGCAGGCAGCGATATTGCCGCTGAAATGTGATGATGTCGGAAATGATGATATCCGGCAGACGGCGGCGGATAGATGCCTCCAGCACGTCCATGGTGCCATGCAAGCGGTTGAAGCCGCCAACGAGAATGGCGCTCGGATCGCGCCCATGGCCTTTCTTGCCAAGCGACGGATCGACCGCCCCGAAATGGATAAGATCGGGCTGAACCAGCGTCCAGAATTTGAGCTGGCTGAACGGGCTTCCGGCATTAATCGGCTTGTTCTGATATTCGGTCTGGAAACTGTCATGATCGGCAGCGCGTTCCAGCATGAGCCAGACGAGCGGCTGCATGGCAGGCCAGTTGACAACGGCACCGGCATCCATGGCGCTCTTGTGCGCTGTGTAGAATGCGCGGGCGGCTTCCTCGCCGTCATTCTGGTAGGCTTCTTCAAACTTGTCCCAAAGGTCCATGCGATCCGGCATGCGGATGATCGCCTGAAACTCGGCCACCCGCCAAACCGGCGTCTTTGCAGCCCGGACAAGCACAGCATCATAATGCAGCACCGTGCCAACCCAGATCACATCCATGGAGCCGTCAGGCGGGCCGACTTTCAAAGCGGCGCGCTTGATCCATGTCTCTAACTTCTTGCGCTGATCAGGCGAACGCACCTGTTCGTCATTCTCCAGATCGTCAAAGAACATCAGGTCGGGGCGATAAGGACCGTGGCGGCGACCACGCAGCTTCTGCAACGCGCCAAGCCCCTCAATGCGGACATTGCTTTTCGTGACGATCTCGCCTTCACGCCAGACACGGCCTGCGCCGGTGGCGTCGGGGAAATCATAGGACAGGCGTGGGTTTTCCGTCAGCTCGGCCTTGATCGCCTCAATCAGAAGTGCGGCCTGCGCATACACGTCGCAGACTTCCAGAATGTAGCGCTTAAGCCCAAGGCAAATGCAATAAAGCGCAAAACCAAGCGAAAGATGTGTCGATTTGGAGGAACCGCGTGGCGCGATAAACAAATCTCTAACGCCCTTTTGGGCGGCGAGGATTTCAGGAACGCGAGCAAAGATCGCCTTGTGAAACAGGCTGTGTTCGCCCTTCACATAATGCGGCAGATAGGTTTCCAGAAAGAACTGAAAGCCCGTTTCTGGATGACGGACTTTAGCCAGGCGCTCGGCCTTAGCCTTTGGATCGGCAGGAAAGGCCGAAACCGACAGGTCAACCCAACGGGCAAGCTCGTCGGCTTTCCCGGCAATCCATTCGCGGAAATCCTTCTCACTGACTTTGGCTTTCAGGTTCGGGCGCTTCATGGTGCAAAGGCACTCGCGATGCGATCACCAAACGGAATCAGGATTTCCTGCACCACGGAAATGTGCTGCGGGAACTGCTCCTGAACAAAGCTGACCAGATGCTGCACCACGGACTGCGCAACGCCCAGCTCGGAAATCTTCGGTGCGAGCTTGCCTGCCGATGCCGTGACCTTGACCATGGCGTCGCCGAGCGCCACCATGTGCTTGATCTTCTGGTCGAGCGTCAGAGCTGGATTGTTCTTGACCTCATCCAGCAGCGACTGCGCCATGATGACGAAATCTTCCGTCACCGACGAAATGACCGTATCCAGCCCTTCACCGGCAATGGTGGCGGCAGATCGTGCCATATCCCAATCGTCGCCATTTTCCTTCGCAGCCTTCTTCCAGCGCCCGATGGTCGCCTGACTGACATTGTGTGTCATCGCGATGGTGGCAATCGACATGCGTCGATAGACGTAATCGGATCGGGCCTTGCGGCGGGTGTCGTGAGTTTCAGCCATTCTTGCCAGTGCCTTTGCCGATACCGAAAATGTCTTTGATAAGCTGCGGCGGGTTTTCCGATGCCTGCTTCAGCCAGAGGATGAGATTGCGGCCTGTGATCCCGTATGCAGCCGAAACCGCATAGCCCCACGATCCGGGATTTTCGGAGACACCAAGCAATTCAAGGGTGAGATCGGTCGCGACCACGCCGACGAAAACGCCTGCCGCAATGGAACCGACCGCCGTTAGAAAGTTGTGAGCGCGCCAGTCCAGA